CCCCGCCACTAAAGTGGCGGGTTTGTAAAAGCCTTTATTGACTAGACTAAGCGAAAGCTACGTTGCCTATATGAAATGTATTATCAGGAGACAAGATAAATAAATGATTGCAATTTACGCAAGACAATCTGTTGATAAAAAGATAGCATATCTATTGAGAGTCAGATTGATTTTTGTAAAAGAGAATTTGATGAAACAAATTGTGAAACTATCTATATTTTCCGAGAAATTCGGCTAAGTTTTTTGTAACAAGTTAGTAACAAAATTTTTATTCCACAATGGTCAAATCTGACAGCTTTACAGGTGACATGATTGCATACTTTCCTGTGGTGTCCTTGTCGACAACAACCCTGTCACCACTCATTGAATGTACAATCCAGGTCAAAGGATATACCCAAGATTGGAACTTTGTTGTCTTTCCATAGACATGTGCATTCTGTTTGATTTTGACCTTGCTTCCAACCTTGATGACTTTTGTTTCAGTCTTTGGTGTTTCAATGGTGACTGGTGTTCCGCTTTCGGTTGTGATGAATGCATCAAAACCTGCGTCTTTCAGTTTCTTCATCATAGCGTCTGCATTTGACTTAACACTGAAAGCACCAACTTGTACTTTGTACAGATTTCCAACCTTCACCATGTAGGTATCAAATCCTTTTGCTTTAAGTTTCGCAGCCAAAGCATCGGCATTTGACTTCACGCTAAATGCCCCTGTTTGCACTCTATAAAGAACTTTCGGTGTTTTGGGTGTAGCTTCTGCATTCAGCCTTCTGTTGACCTCTGCTGCAATTTCACCATGCCTGTTATACAGGTAATCACCAGGGCAGGATTTGTTTGCATAATCTCTGTGAACAGTCATATTGCAGCCATTCAGATGATTCACACGCTGATTTTTGTCAGTTGACCACACAAGCTTCTTGATGCCGTTTCTTTTGCATATGTCAGTGACCAAATCAAGCAGGGCAGCATATGCTTTGTCATTCACTGCATAAGGATGTGTAGTATCGGATGCAACTTCAATGGTGATTGCCCTGTGGTCATTCGCCGCATTGGAAGAACACCAAGAACGGTCTTTTTCTTCAACATACATTCCAATCCTGCCATCAAAACCAATGCCATAATTGGAAGATGCTTTTCTACTTTCTTTTGCAAATATTTCACCAAGAGTTTCAACTGAACATTGACCTACAACACAATGAATAGTTATGGTATCAATGGGATGATTTCTTGGACTTGTCTTATTTGGTGATATTTTGGTATAGGATACAAGTGGGCTATTTGTATAAACCATAATTATTCACCTTCCTCTTCATTTTTTGTAGATGCTTCCGCATTAAGTCTTGCAGCATCCACCATTCCTTCACCGATAATGTAAGCAATCAATGTGGAAGCTGCTGTGATAAGACCAATAACCTGTTCAATGGTCAGGTCATCTACACCAAAGGCAACCATCAATGCTGTTACAAAACCGATTGCTGCTGCCCAAAACTTTCTGCTTGTCAGCTTCTGTTTCCAGTTAATCTTCATTGAGACTACCACCTTTCTAAAAATTTTGAATGCTGATATCTTCTTGGACTGCTTCATTCATTGTGCTGTCAATTTTGCTGTCCAGTGCTGTATCTATTTTTGAAAGTTCACTTTCAATTTCTTCATGATGTTCAGAAGGATATTTCATCATTAGATTCAGCTTTGTTTCCAGGAAAGCAATCTTGCCTTTGAATACATTTTCCATCTTCGCCTTGTTAAGATAGAAAACAATTGCAGCACCGTACGCACCACCAGTGGAAGGAATTATGTACATGAACACGCTGGTGTCTTTTCCTTGCCAGGCAAACATACATGCTGCAATCAATGAAGCAATAAAGATGTATCTTGTTTGAGTAAGAAGCCTTTTTGAAAATTCCTTGTTTTTATTCATCTGAACCAAGGCCCCTCACCACTTTTTCAAGACTATCAAGCCTTTTGTGTGCCTGTTTTGCCGATTCCTCAACCTTGATAAGCCTTTCCCTAGATTCCTTAATATCGTTTTTCAAATTGGACATTTCTGATTTTATTTCAGTAATTCCAATGCCGATATTTTCAAGCTTCACAATCACTGTGGTCAACTGTGCAGCTTCATTTTGGTCATCCTTTTTGTTGTTTCTTCTCATGTTTGTTATCCCTTGATAGATTCCAAATGCCAGGGATACACCCGAAATCAGAAGGGCAACTTCAATTGTCATAGACATATCCCCTTTCTTAAAAATTACATCCTTTTATAATTAAAGATGGAGGCACTTTTAAAAATAAACAGAAAGAAAAGAGTAGTTACAAACTACTCTTTTAAATGAAATTAATGATTGGTTTATTCCGTATCCAAAAGAGTCGTGCAATTTGCCATCAAACATAGGCAATATAGGGCATGATTCTAATTCGCATATTTTTATATTTTTACCTGTATATCCTTTTTGATGCCATTGTAAAATACCACACATTTCAAATTCTTTGAGATTTTGTTGAATATATCTTATTAATACCACCTTCTTAATATAAATTAAGAAAGCGAGTCTAAATACTCGCTTTCTTATAAAATAATCATTTTATTCAAATTTTGAAATTTAATTAATTTATAAATCGCCTATCTGTTAAAAAATTTATCAAATTTATCACTTACATCATCTAATCCAACGTGCGTGTAAGTCTGTTGCGTTGTTTGTATACTAGAATGCCCTGCAAGAAGTTGAAGATTTTCTATACTTTCACCATGTAACCTCATATGTGTAAGTACAGAATGTCGAAAACTGTGAGGTGTAATATGTTTTGTAATGCCTAGTTTCTTCATAAGCGACCTAACATATCTTTGTATTGACCTTTTACTCCATCTTTTATGTTCTCTTGATAAAAACAAAGGTTCAAGATTGTCGTTTCTTGAACCTAGATATTGTAATATTTTTTCTTTTGCCTGCTCACTAAACATACAAATTCTTTCTTTGTCGCCTTTCCCTTTAACTTTAAATCTACGTTTTTCAAAATCTAGAGTATCTCTGTTAAGTTGAATAATTTCACTAATTCTACAAGCACTAGAATACATTAAATGTATAAGTGCTTGCCCTCGTAAATCATTTGTTTTTTCAAGGTATGTTATTACGTTATTATATTCTTCTTCTGTTAAATAATCTCTTACTTTTTTCCTCACTTTAATTGGGTCAATTTTGTCCATCGGGTTTTTCACATCCAGATAATCTTTTTTAATAAGTGTTTTATAAAATGAATTAAGCGATGTGCATTTTCTATCTAAAGTACAATCCTGATTTTTTCTTTCGGTTTGGCAATAATATAAAAAATCTTCAACATCAATATGGTTAGTGTCTTTTAATTCTTTATCACCTAGAAACCTAAGATACAATAATAAATCAATTCTAAAAGCATCAATTGACCTTTCCGTAAGTCCCTTGTTTTTACATATCATAAGATACCGATCTAGTAATTTTTGATTATTTGAATTTATATTGTTAAGTATACATACCACCTCTTTTGTAAAAACATTTTATTTTTTGCACAACCTAAAATCGAAATGGCTGTATGTGAACCTCCCACGACTAAAGTCGTAGGCTTCTAACCTCACAGTTAGAAATTCCTGCTTCTTAGACTTCGCAACCTCCATCTCCACAGGCTTGAAATCCCGTAGTCCCTTACGGTACTCATTTATATTTAACTTGCTAATAATCGCAATCCTTCATTTAGTATGTTTTTAGCCGCATTTACATCTCTATTATGTTTTGTATTGCATTGTGGACATATCCATCGTCTTATATTTAAATCTTTTATATCTGCATTTTTATACCCACACACTGAACACAATTGAGAAGAAGGATAAAACCTATCTATTTTTTGAATTATCTTATCATGCCACAATGCTTTATATTCCAACATTCTTGTAAATTCACTCCATGACGCATCCGATATTCTTTTTGCTAAATTGTGATTTTTAACCATACCTTTTACAGACAAATCTTCAAGACAGATAATTTGGTTTTCTCTTATCAGTCTTGTAGATAATTTCTGTAAAAAGTCTATTCTTTGGTTTCTAA